GAATTTAACCCCGAAGATTATATTAGCATCAAGTGCCTTACTGGTGATGTTGGCGACAATGTTGCTGGTGTTCCAGGCATTGGACCTAAGCGTGCTGTGGCCCTTGTACATGAGTATGGGAGTACTTGGGATATTATTGCCCATCTTCCTATCTTGGGCAAAAAGCTCAAATATATACAAGATTTAAATAATAGTAAACAGTTACTACAACTCAATTACCAACTAATGGATTTAGAAACACACTGTGTTGAAGCCATTGGCGAAACAAACTTATCAAAAATCAACGAGGTATTAACACTACTATGACCGGCTCATACTTATACAATCCCAACCCCATTGTTTCACGTATTCCTTGTAGAGTTACGGATCAGCGTTGTTTACCTAAACGTGCGCATAACACGGATGCTGGCGCAGATCTTTTTAGTGTGGAAGACTTGGTGATCCGTCCCGGTGAGGACAAAATGATTGATACTGGTCTTGCACTAAAAATTCCCGGTGGATATGGTGGTTTTGTATTAAATCGTAGCAGTCAGCGTGTAAACATGATTACCAGTTTAGGCGCTGGATTGATTGATTCAGACTATCGTGGAAATATAAAAGTGTTTCTTTACAACGGTGGCAAGTCGGAATACAAAATCAAAGCCTTTGAAACAAAGATTGCTCAGTTAGTAATTATGCCTGTGTTGCTTTGTGACTTTTTTGATAGTTGGAACGATACAGAACGTGGAACTGGTGGATTTGGTAGTACAGGAAAATAAGGAAAATTATGACAATAAGCACACGAGCGCAAGTAATCACACGACGAACATACAACCGACCTATTAGTGAAGATGGTAAAACATTTGAAACTTGGGGTGAAACAGTTGGCCGAGTAATCGAACATCAAGCATGGTTGTGGGAGAGGTCTTTAGGTCGTGAATTAAACGATAAGGAATATGCAGAATTATACGATCTAGAGCAACTTATGCTGGATCGTAAAGTATTAATGAGTGGCCGAACACTGTGGTTAGGTGGCACAAAAGTAGCCAAAACCCGTGAAGCCAGTCAGTTTAATTGCAGTTTTACTCATGTAGAAACTGTATATGATGTAGTAGACGTATTATGGCTGTTGCTGCAAGGCTGTGGTGTTGGATTTAAACCGATTGTTGGTACCTTAAACGGCTTTTCAAAGCCCATCAAAAATATTCGTGTAGTTCGCAGTGAACGAACCACCAAAGGTGGTCGTGAAACCAACTTGGAATGGTTTGATCCCGACACTAAAACATGGACGCTGCAGATTGGTGATAGTGCCGAAGCATGGGCAAAGTCAATTGGCAAACTGTTAGCAGGTAAATATCCTGCAGATACTTTAGTGTTAGACTTTAGTCAGCTTCGTCCAGCAGGAGAAAGGTTAAAAGGTTATGGATGGATTAGTTCCGGCGATAGTGCGATTAGTACTGCTTATATTGCTATTGCCAATATTCTCAATGGTCGTGCTGATAGCCTGCTTACTCGTATGGATATACTCGACATTGTTAATTGGTTGGGCACTATTCTCAGCAGCCGGCGTAGTGCTGAGATCGCTCTTTTTGACTATGGTCAACCAGAATGGCAAGAATTTGCAGTAGCTAAGAAAGACTGGTGGTTGTATAACAACGGCCATCGTCAGCAGTCAAACAACTCATTAGTATTCAAAGAAAAGCCTACAAAAACCGAGCTGGAACACATTTTTCAAATCATGCAAGAAGCAGGTGGTTCGGAGCCAGGATTTATCAACGAAATGGAAGCACTTCGTCGAGCTCCTTGGTTTAAGGGTGCAAATCCTTGTGTAGAGATTTTACTTGGAAATAAATCGTTCTGCAACCTTACCGAAACTGACATTGCTAAGTTCAAGGGTGATACAGCTGGGTTACATGAAGCAATCAGACTGGCAGCGCGTGCAAACTACCGTCAGACCTGTGTAGACTTGCAAGATGGAATCTTACAAGAAAGTTGGCACCTCAATAACTACTTCTTACGGTTATGTGGTGTAGGATTAACCGGAATTGCCAAGCGTCCTGACATGACAGGTTACGATTATGAATACTTAAAGCGTACCGCAACTGCTGCAGCTGTGGGTATGGCCGATGAACTTGGATTGCCTCGTCCCAAAAATATTACTTGCGTTAAACCGAGTGGTACCTTGAGTAAAATCATGGATACTACCGAGGGCGTACATAAACCTTTAGGAAAGTATATTTTCAACAATGTTCAGTTTTCAAAGTATGATCCGGTTGTGGAAAAGCTCAAAGCTGCTAATTATCGGGTATTTAACCATCCAACTGATGATAGTGGGGTATTGGTTACTTTTCCAGTAAGCTGGGATGGAGTACCTTTTAATAAAGTAGCCGGTAAAGAAGTAAATACCGAAACCGCTGTTGAACAGTTGGAACGCTATAAATTAATCCAAACTTCATGGACTCAGCAAAACACGTCGGTTACTATTAGCTATGATCCTGGTGAGGTTCCACAAATTGTGGATTGGTTGTTAGACAACTGGGATTGTTATGTGGGCGTTAGTTTTATTTATCGCACGGATCCTACAAAAACAGCTAAAGATTTAGGGTATTTGTACCTGCCACAAGAAGTAGTGGACGAACATACTTACCAAGAATATGTTCAGCATTTACTACCTGTCGACTTAGACAACACAAACAGTTTTGACGAAATCATGGACGATGAGTGTGCCACAGGTGCATGTCCAGTTAAGTGAGATAAGATGGAATACAACTTTACATTTACAGAACAAGAAGCTAATGCAATTTTACAAGCAATTCAAGAATTACCTGCTAAGATTGCAAATCCGTTAACACAAAAAATTCAAGAACAAGCTAAAGCTCAACAACCTGCAGTGGCTGACGAATTGGTTAACAATTAACAAAAAAGCCCTGATACCTTACGGTATCAGGGCTTTTTCATTTCGTACTTTAGCAAGTTTTAAGTCGCGCAATACTTCGATCCAAAACCAACCAACGTCAATTTCATTTGGTTTCATGCTGAGTTTTGCGCTGGTAGGGTTGTAGTGATGATTGTTGTGAAGTTCTTCACCACCTATTAATATACCCCAACCGCAAATATTGTATGAATGATCGGGCGTATCGTAATTGCGGTAGCCCCACCAATGACCCAAACCATTGATGACACCAGCAGCCCAAAATGGAATCCAAGCCATTTGTACGATCCATACCAACAATCCTGCTGCGCCAAAGCACGTCATATTTACCAGCAATAATAATAAGATGCCAACAAAACTGTAGGGTTTGTATATCCAGGTTTCCACAAAATCTTGTGGAGTGCCTTTGCCGTACTTTGTTATGATTTCATGATTTTTTGTGGCTTTGTAATACAACCAAGCACCTTTAAATAACACTGTGAAAATCCCGTGTGCGTGAGGACTATGGGGGTCTTGGGCCAAGTCTGTTTTTTGGTGGTGATAACGGTGTATGGCAACCCACTCACTTGTAATCATACCTGTTGTTAACCATAACCAAAACCGCATAAAGTGTTGGACGACGGGATGAAACTCAACACTTCTGTGGGCTTGGCTACGGTGTAAGTACAGTGTAACTGACAGTATGGTTATGTGAGTGGCGACTAATAAATATATTAAGGCTGTCATTTGTTATATCAATAATCTGTAAGACTATCATCTGACATGTTTTCTGTTTCGCCGTAATCGTCTAGCTCCATAAACACATTTACTAAAACATCACGATAAGGTTGAGCTACCATGTGTAAATCAATTAAATAAACGTCTAAGTGACAGTTGCGTAGTAACTGAGCATGATACATAAACTGACCAAATGCTTCTAATTCTGATGAGATGTTCTGGTTGGCATAGTCTTCGATCACTTTTGCTGCCACTTCTAAAAGATAGTCTGGTAGATAGGCACTTTTTGTGCTCACCCTCACCAGTTTCAACATTTTTCGTTCACGGTCACGCATAATTTGATCTCGCTTTTGGCTTGCCCAAGTTTGTCCGCCATCGCCGCCCCACAAATCCCAAGCTACACGCCCAGCACTGGGAAAGCCTTCTTCGCCGCTTGAAAAACCAGTTGCACGCTTGTCAACTTCGTGTCGGCTAAAAAATGAGTGCATACGTAACACAGTGCTGGAGCTTAGTGGTTCGCGATCTTTAAGCTGATTTGCGCGAGCCATACCCACCAGCGTACCACCAGCACGGCCTTCTTCTTTCCAAGCCAATGCACGCCGCGCTGCACTGGCCATTCCTTCTGTTGGTTTATAATTTTCAGCCATGTTACACCCTTAATCGTTGTAAGCTAAAATAACTTGTTTACACATTGCGCTGCGCACAATGTCTTCGTCTAAAAATCTCACGATTTCAATGCCCGGCAGATTTTCCAATCGCTGAACAGCGTCGCCAAGGCCACTATCACTAATATCTACTTGCTTTGGATCACCACTTAACACTATTTTACAGTTTTTTCCAATCCGTGACAACAGCATTTTTAGTTCGGTCTTGGTTAAGTTTTGTGCTTCGTCTACTAA